CAATTGCTTCTGGTTCAGCTGCTGGTGCTTACTTACATGCCAATGCAGCTTATGTGCAAGCAAACACATCATCTCAATATGCTTTGTCTGCCGGTTCATATGCTAACAGTGCATATATTCAGGCTAATTCTGGTTACATTGCGGCCAATTCTGCAGGTGTATATGCTAACTCAGCATTCTTAGAAGCCAACTCGGCTTATAACCAAGCAAACACAGCCACAACAAATGCATTGTCTGCAAGTTCATACGCTAACTCTGCATATTTACAAGCAAATACTGCAAACACAAATGCGGCTACGGCTGACCAAAGAGCAGTTACAAGTGGTGTATTTGCCAATGGTGCATATAGTTTTGCTAACTCAGCCTCTAGTTACGCAAATGGTGCTTTCGTTGCGGCTAATACTGCAGACCAGAAAGCAGTCTCTGCTGGTTCGTATGCTAATGGTGCTTTTGTTGCGGCCAATACTGCAGACCAAAAGGCGGTAACTTCTGGTGACTATGCCAATGCGGCATTTACATTATCTAATACAGCCAATGCAACTGCAACAAGTGCTGGTGTATATGCTAATGCAGCTTTTGCAGCTGCCAACTCAGCAGTAGATACATGGGTTCGTACAGCCGCAAACAACGCTTCAAATTACGCTAACTCAGCATATTCAACAGCAAACACAGCACTAGTTAATGCCGGCACTGCAGATCAAAAGGCAGTTACATCTGGTGATTATGCCAACTCGGCATATGCACAAGCAAATACCGCAAATGTAAACTCCACTTCAGCTGGCATGTATGCCAACTCGGCATATGCACAAGCAAATACCGCAAACACTACTGCCACTTCAGCTGCCATATACGCTAACGCAGCTTATGTGCAATCTAATACTGGAACAATACTAGCACAAGCATCGTTTAACTTGGCGAACTCATTATCTGGTGGAACATCATCAGATGGTTTTGCTAGAGATTCAGCTAATGCTGCAGGTTCATATGCTAATAGTGCTTTTGTTGCGGCCAATACCGCAGATCAAAAGGCAGTGTCTGCTGGTGTATATGCCAATGCAGCTTACACACAAGCTAACTCCAATTTTACAAGTGCTGTTACTAAGCTGGTGTTTACAGCTCCTGGAATGCACTACAGCATTGACCAATATGCAGGAAACAATCCTACAATATATGTCTCTGCTGGTGAAACAATAGCATTCTTTTTAGATAATGTATCCGGTCATCCGTTCATGTTGCGTGAATCAGCAGGTGGTACAAACTATAATACAGGTTTAACACACGTTTCTGTTAATGGTGTGGTATCAACAGGATCTAGCGCACAATCTCAAACCACTGGAACCATCTATTGGAAGGTGCCTTTTGATTTAGCAGGTTTGACTTATGTGTATCAATGTTCAGTACACTCAGGTATGGTTGGTAACATTGTTATTCAACAACCAGTTTCTTCTGTTGCATCTAATACCACATTGGCTTTTGCTCAAGCCAATGCAGCCTTTGCGGCTGCCAACAATGCAGTAGATACATGGGTACGTTCAGCTGCAAACTCAGCATCTTCATATGCTAACGGTGCTTTCGCCACAGCCAATACCGCAGACCAAAGAGCAGTAACATCAGGCGTTTATGCTAATGCAGCCTTTGCATCTTCTAATACTGCTGCAACAAACGCTTTGTCTGCTGGTTCATATGCTAACTCAGCATATACATTGGCCAACACTACTGCGCTAAATGCAGCTGCAGCTTTTAATGTTGCAAACACTAAGTTTAATTCTACTGGTGGTACAATCTCTGGTGACGTAACTGTTACTGGTAACTTAACTGTATCTGGTAATGTGGTTTCTGTGAGCGCCACAAACTTGAGCGTTGAAGATAATATGATTTATCTTAACGCCAACAGTAACGTTTCAAATCCTGACCTTGGATTTGCTGGTAACTACAATGACGGTACGTATAGTCACGCTGGTGTATTCCGTGACGCATCGGATGGCACTTGGAAGTTTTTCTATAATTACCAACCTGAACCGGATGCTTCTCCATATATTGACACGACTCACGCTTCGTTTAGGATTGCTAATTTAACGGCAAATTTAATTACTGATGTAGCAACGATTCGTGGTTATGATCCAATCAATCATACAAATACAGCATTTGCACACGCCAATGCGGCGTTTGCTTTTGCCAACACAGTGTCTAGTGGTACTGCGGTTGATAGTTGGGTACGTGATGCTGCGAATGCGGCTTCTAGTTATTCAAACAGTGCATATTTAACGGCCAATACGGCTGACCAAAAGGCCGTGTCTTCTGGTGTTTACGCCAACTCAGCTTTTGGTGTTGCCAATTCTGCAAGTTCTTATGCTAATGGTTCTTTCGTTGCGGCCAATACTGCTGACCAACGTGCTGTAACATCAGGCGTTTATGCTAATGCAGCTTTTGCATCTTCTAATACTGCTGACCAAAAAGGTGTAAGTGCAGGCGCATACGCTAACGCATCATTTACATTAGCTAATACTGCAAACTTAACCGCAACATCAGCTGGTGTATATGCTAATGCAGCCTTTGCAGCTGCTAACAATGCAGTAGATACATGGGTAAGAAATGCTGCAAACAGTGCTTCATCTTATGCCAATAGTTCATTCATTGTTGCCAACACGGCAAATGTAAACTCTGCTTCAGCTGGTTCATATGCTAACTCCGCATATGCACAAGCAAACACTGGTACAATATTAGCACAAGCATCATTTGATTTGGCCAACTCATTATCTGGTGGTACTTCTACAGATGGTTTTGCTAGAAATTCTGCAAATGCCGCAAGTTCATATGCTAATAGTGCTTTCATTACGGCTAATACAGCAAATACAACTGCAACAAGTTCTGGTGTTTATGCCAATGCAGCCTTTGCAGCTGCTAATGCTTCAATTAACTTTATTGCAATTGGTACGGCTAACTCTGCAGCTTCATATGCAAATTCTGCTTATACACAGGCTAATAATGCAAACACCAATGCAGCTACTGCTGACCAACGTGCTGTAACATCTGGTGTATATGCCAATGCTGCATACATTCATGCTAACGCAGCTTTTGCAATTGCCAACACTGGTGGCGGTGGTACTACTGATACCTTTGCTAGAAATCAGGCGAATGCATCTTACAATCATGCTAATGCAGCTTTCGCAATTGCTAACACTGGTGGCGGTGGTACAACAGACACATTTGCAAGAACTCAAGCTAATGCTGCTTTCAATGCGGCTAACTCAGCTTCTGGTGGTGCGTTTAACTTAAGTGTTGCATTGGATTCATTTGTTGCTGATGGAAATAATACAACATTTACTTTATCAACAACACCAACTAATGAAAACTATACATTAATTACATTGAATGGTGTAACGCAACATAAGTCTGCTTACACATTAACTGGTAATGTAATCACTTTCTCTGAAGCACCTCCTGTAGGTTTGCCAATTGATGTAGTAACTTATTATGGTGTTCCAGATTCAGCTGGTTCTTATGCTAACTCTGCATACTTGGCCGCAAATTCTGCTGGTGTTTATGCTAACGCAGCCTTTGCAGCTGCCAATAATGCAACAGACACATGGGTAAGAAACGCAGCTAATGCGGCAAGTTCTTACGCCAACGCTTCTTTCATTCAAGCAAATACTGCTGACCAAAAGGCAACAAGTGCCGGCGTATATGCCAATGCAGCTTTTGCAGCTGCCAACAACTCTGTAGATACTTGGGTTCGTTCAGCTGCAAACTCAGCTAGTGATTATGCTAACAGTGCATTTATTACTGCCAACACCGCTAACACTACCGCAGTGTCAGCTGGTGTATATGCTAATGCAGCTTTTGCAGCTGCTAACAATGCGGTCGATACATGGGTAAGAAATGCCGCAAACAGCGCTTCTAGTTATGCTAATGGTGCATTTGGTGTTGCTAACTCTGCCAGCTCTTATGCAAACGGTGCCTTTGTACAATCCAACACTGCTACAACAAATGCAGCTACTGCTGACCAACGTGCAGTAACATCTGGTTCTTATGCCAACTCAGCCTACATTCAGGCTAATGCGGCGTTTGGATTTGCAAATACAATTGCTTCTGGTTCAGCGATTGACTCATGGGTTCGATTGGCTGCCAATGCGGCAAGTTCATATTCCAACTCTGCATACTTGGCCGCTAACGTTGCAGATCAAAGAGCTGTTACATCTGGTGTCTATGCTAACTCTGCTTTTGCAGCTGCTAACATTGCAGACCAAAGAGCAGTCACATCAGGTTCTTACGCCAATTCAGCTTACACATTAGCGAATAATAAGTTTGCTTCTGCAGGTGGTACAATCTCTGGTGATGTTAATATCACTGGTAACTTGACAATTACTGGCCAAACAACTTACGCAAATACAACAACAGTGCTTTTGGGTGATAATATTATTACCTTGAATGCCGATATTCCAATGGCAACTGCACCGACAGAGAATGCCGGTTTTGAAGTTGCACGTGGAAGTTCTACAAATACATCGATACTCTGGAACGAAACCACAGACAAGTGGACGTTCACAAATGATGGTACCAACTATAGTGACATAGGTTCTGCAGCTTCTGAATCCTACGCCAATTCCGCATATCTTGCCGCAAACACTGCCGACCAACGTGCGGTAACATCTGGTGTATTTGCTAATGCCGCATTTGGTGTCGCCAATTCAGCAAGTTCATATGCTAACGGTGCTTTCTTGGCAGCCAATACTGGAGACCAGAAAGCAGTAACTTCAGGTGTGTATGCTAATGCCGCATTTGGTATTGCCAACTCAGCGTCTTCATATGCGAACGGTGCTTTCTCTGCAGCTAACACTAAGTTGTCAACATCTGGTGGTACAATCACTGGTGACTTAACAATCAGTGGTAATCTTACAGTTTCTGGATGTACTGCAACCTTAACTGTTGAAACTTTAAGAGTACACGATTCTATTGTTGATGTTGCCTATGATGTAACTGGTGTACCTACACTTGATGCTGGCATTCGTGTTGTTCGTGGTGATTCTAATCCAGTTTTGTTGAAATGGAATGAATCGATTGACAAGTGGACATTTACTAATGATGGCACAAGTTACTCAAACATTGGTTCAGCTGCTGCAGAAGATTATGCTAACTCTGCGTTTGCAACTGCTAATGCATCAGTCAACTTCATTACAATTGGTACTGCAAACTCTGCATCATCATATGCCAACTCAGCCTTTGCTGCAGCCAATGCTTCTGCAAACTTCATTACATTAGGTACTGCCAACTCTGCAAGTGCTTATGCTAATGCCGCATACTTACATGCTAATGCAGCATTTGCAGCTGCCAATACAGGTGGTGGCGGTGGTTCAGGTATCGATTCATATGCCAGAGATACTGCTAACGCCGCATTCATACAAGCAAATACTTCTCTATCGTTAAATGTTGCCGTTGATAGTTTCACTGGTGATGGATCAAACACAGCATTCACACTGAGTGCAACTCCATTCAATGAAAACTTCACCATCGTTACACTAGATGGTATCTCACAACACAAGTCTGCATACAATGTCAGTAGTAACATATTGACATTCTCTGCCGCACCTGATACTGGTGTTGCGATTGATGTTTCCACTTTCTATGGTGGCCAACAAGGTTCTGGACAATACCAAAATAGAAATTATACTGGTGACGGCACAACAGTAAACTTTACAGTCTCAGCAAGAACATCCGCAAATAGCCTTATGGTTATGGAGAACGGTGTTGTACAAACGCCAATTACTGATTACACATTGGCTGGAACAACATTAACATTTACAACTGCACCAACAACTGGTACTAAGATTCAGATTAGAGAATTGTCTTATGGTAGTGATGATGCAACTACTGCATCTTCGTATGCGAATGGCGCATACTTAACTGCTAACTCTGGAAGTTCGTATGCCAACTCAGCCTACATACAAGCTAACTCTGCATTTAGTACTGCAAACACAAAAGCGTCAACTGGTAAAGCTATTGCAATGGCAATAGTATTTGGATTCTAAGGAAATAAAATGGCAAACCCGAACATAGTAGCGGTAACGACAATTAACGGAAACACAACTGTTCAATCTGTAACTACAGCCGCAACTGCGATTGTTGAGAATGGTTCAAGTAGTGGTAAAGTTTACAAGATTAATTGTTTAATTGTATCTAATATTGATGGTGTTAATGCATCCGATATCACAGTTGATTTATATAGAAACACAACTGCATATAAGATTGTCAGTACTGTTTCTGTTGCCGCTGACAGTTCATTTACTGCAATCGATAAAACACTGGCACTCTACTTAATGGAGGGTGATGCACTACGTTTGACCGCTGGCAATAACAGCAGACTTCAAGCTGTGTGTTCATTTGAGGAGATTTCTTAATGTTTAATGCTGGTGTTCGTGGCAAAAGAGCAAAAGACGGTGTTGGTTTTTTATCAACAGCCGAACAGTTTAATCAAAAAAGTTTTCTTATTCCAACAGTAACTTCGTTTTCGGTTACTGATGTTTCTTATGTTCCACTGGATAACACTGCCGTTGATACCGCAGGTGGTGAGACTATTGTCATTAATGGTTCTGGTTTTGCTCCTGGTGCCACAGTTCAAGTTGGTGCCACAACAATTGGTTCAGTAACATTCATTGACCAAAATAGATTGGCATTTGCTGCACCAGCACTGAGTTCTGGTAGTTACACAATCTATGTCACTAACAGTAATGGTGGTACGGGTATTTTATTGTCTGGTTTAGTTTATTCTGGACTACCAACATTCACAACAACTGCAGGAACATTAGGTACAGTCTACGAAACTGCAAACATCAACACTGCCGTTGTTGCAACTGGTGATGCACCGATCACATACACATTGTTATCAGGAACATTACCAGCTGGTGCAAATATTAATTCAAACGGAACAATCACAGGTACTGCACCAGTCGATGGTTCTAGTACAACATATTCATTTACTATTCAAGCATCTGATGGACAACTACAAGATTCGACACGTGCATTTACGTTGACAATTAATACCGATGTATTGTCTTTTAGTTTAGCAAACAATACAGTATACTCATTAGATGGTGGTGGTGCAATGTCCAATGTGACTTTGACTGCAACAAGTTCTGCCAATTCAAACTCAGCGGTTACATTTGCAGCCAACACACTGCCAACTGGTGTATCTTTGTCTGGTAATACAATCTTTGGAACACCAACAGTTGAAGAAACAGTTTATACGGCAATTACTGCTACTGCGACTCAAACAGGAAGAACTGCGACTCGTTTTGTTTCTTGGATTGTACAACTTGCAGATGCTTTCTGGAAATACAATACGTTATTGATACCGGGAGCCAGTACGACATTTGTAGATGATGCTAGTACAAATAACTTTGCGGTAACTATTAATGGTGATACTAGACCAAACAATTCTAATCCATATGAACTAGGATATTATAGTAACTATTTTGAGGGTTCTGTAGATTATTTGACGGCACCCTTTAGTGCATCAACTGTTGAATGGTTTAATACAGATTATACTATTGAAATGTGGACTTATATTATTACACCAAGGGTATCTACTATAAACGCTTTACCTCTTCAAATTGCATACGGCACACCAACATCAGATGCAACTTATTGGGCATTTGGTACTAACGTAGCGGGTAATGTATATTTTTATTACTATAATGGTGGTCTTGTAACTAATGCTGTTAGTTCAATAACAGTGACTGTGAATGCATGGAACCATATAGCAATGGTTTATACTAACTCAACAGGTATAATGAAAGGTTATATTAATGGAATAGAAGCATTTTCTGTTGCAAAATCTGGTACTCCACAAGCTCCATCAGGACTTACTTTAAATATCGGTGGTGCACAGGCAACTTACTACACTGGTTACATATCAAACTTGCGTATTGTTAAAGGTACTGCGGTATACACATCAAACTTTACTCCAAGCACAACACCGCTAACCGCAATAACAAATACAAGTTTATTAACCTGCCAAGCTGGTCGGTTTAAAGACAATAGCTCTAACAATTTTACGATCACACGAACTGGTGATGTTTCTGTACAAGGATTTAACCCTTTCGTACCAAACAGTAGTTATAGTACATATGGTAGTGCTTACTTTGATGGTACGGGAGATTATTTATCATCAACAAGTAATGCAGCATTTGCTTTTGGTACTGGTAATTTTACTATTGAAGCTTGGGTATCCGTAATAAATTATACTGGTACCTGCGCTGTGTTTGACACAAGAACATCTGGCGCACCGGATACTGGTGTTCTTTTTTATATAACTGGTTCAGGAATGTTATCCATCTACACCAATGCTCCGGTAGTTACAGCAACAACTGCATTGTTAGTAAATACTTGGAATCATGTTGCAGTAACTAGAAGCGGCACAACTGTAAATCTTTGGTTAAATGGTGTGTCGGTTGGGTCTGGTACGGTATCAACAAATTTTTCTCAACAAAATGGTTTTATAGGTTCGGCATATGCTGGGTCAGGTAACATGATGATAGGGTACATATCCGATCTCCGTGTAGTCAAAGGAACCGCAGTTTACACCACGGCATTTACACCACCCTCAGCTCCACTAACCGCAATCACCAACACAAGTTTATTAACACTACAAAATAATCAATCAGTAAACAATAATACGTTTTTAGATAATAGCACTAATAACTTTTTAGTAACACGCAACGGTAATGCTACTCAGGGTACATTTAGTCCTTATGGTGGTAACTGGAGTAATTTCTTTAATGGTAGTACGGATTATTTATATACTCCGTACAATGCTGCATTTGATTTTGCTACAGGTGATTTTACCATGGAATGTTGGTTTAATTTTTCCACGTTCGCCAACTATGCCCAATTAATGAGTCTTGCAGTAGGGTCAAATAGTACACGTTCTTATTATTTTTTTATAGATCCCTCGGGATTTTTACTGTTTGGTATGTACTCAGATGGATACAATGGCGTTACACTTACCGCAACCACTGCTAGTCTAACCAACGTATGGAATCATGCCGCTATAGTTAGAAACAGTGGTACGACAAAAATTTATTTAAATGGTGTTGCGGTTGCCACTTCTACTAGTCAAAATTTCCAACAGTATGTAAATGGTAGTTCAGTTTTTACCATTGGTAGAGAAGCAGGGTATAATGGTGGATACGTTTCGGGATACATTTCAAATGCTAGGGTTGTCAAAGGCACTGCAGTCTATACTAGTAACTTTACACCAAGCACAATACCTTTAACCGCAATCAGTGGTACAAGTTTATTAACCTGCGCAGACAATAGACTTGTTGATGACAGCATCAATAACTTTGCTATTACAAAAGGCGGAAATACTAGTGTACAGCGTTTCTCACCATTCAATCCTTCATCAGTAACCCCAACAAGTTATAGTGGTTATTTTGATGGTACCGGGGATTATTTAACTCCTACTGCTAGTTCTGAATATGCATTTGCTACTGGTGACTTTACAGTTGAATGCTGGGTATATCTTCCTTCTTCGCCCGGCGGAGAAGTAGGATTTGTCAGTACATTTAATACTGGTGGCGGCCAAGGATTTATTCTTGGTACTGGTGCTGGAGGCAATGCCGGTAAATTACATATTGGTTTGGGAAATGGTACCGGTTCGGGTAACTTTGATTTGTATGACTCTGTAAATTTATCGGTAAATACATGGGTTCATGTTGCAGCCGTTCGTAGTTCAGGAACAGTAACTTTATATAAAAACGGTGTCTCAGTTGGTTCGGGATCTGGAACAAATAATATTGAAAGAACTTTACTTGGTATTAGTATCTCGTATCCTAATAGTCCTCAAGGATATGTAACCGGTTACATTTCAAATGTACGTATAGTAAAAGGTACTGCAGTATATACTTCAACCTTTACACCAAGTACAACTCCATTAACAGCAGTATCCGGTACAAGTTTATTAACTTGTCAATCACCAACATTTATTGATAACAGTACAAACAACTTTACAATTACTGCTGTTGGTAATAGCCGACCGACACAACAAAACCCATTCGGATTTACTAGTGCTTTAACAAATGGCTATACGGTAAGTACAATCGGCGGTAGTGGTTACTTTGATGGTACAGGAGATACTTTATCAGTGCCTTTTACTTCAGCTATTAGTTTAGGTACTGGTAATTTTACAATGGAAGCCTGGTGTTATCCTATTATAAACACTAACGGAATTGATTCATTGTGGGGATCTGGTAATTACAGCGTTATGCTGTACCATAGTGGAACATCATGGACATTGGAAGTAGGAGATGGTGGCGGTAACTATTTTACTATCGCTGGCACTGCACCAATTTATGCGTGGAATCATATGGCAGTAACACGCAGTGGTTCTAATTTTAACTTATGGATAAACGGCGTTAGTGCAGGTACAGGAACAACTGCAGGCACAATGAAAACTAGTGGTACATTGATTATAGGTGGAAACGGCAATGGTCAAAATTTTACAGGTTATATTTCAGATTACAGATTAGTCAAAGGTACAGCACTATACACTAGTAGTTTTGTACCACCATCAACACCCCTCACCGCAGTTCAAAATACAGTATTACTAAACAATATGACCAGTGCTGGTATCTATGATGCCGCAATGATGAATAACATGGAAACTGTTGCTGATGCAAAACTAAGTACAGCAGTAAGTAAGTTTGGCGGAAGCAGTATGTTTTTTGATGGCACTGGTGATTATATGGTTGCTAGTGGTACTACTGCAACTGGTACAAGCGCATTTGGATCGGGTGACTTTACTATTGAATTTTGGCTTTATGCAAACAGTGTGGCTGCAACGGATCAAGGGTTAATAGATATGAGACCTACCTCTACAAATGGATATTATCCTTACTTATATATGTACAATGGACAAGTTACTTATTGGCTTAATGCGACTGCTGTGATTAACTCATCAGCAGGTGCTATAACGACCGGTACCTGGTACCATATTGCATTAGCACGTAGTGGGTCATCTAATAAACTGTTTATTAATGGGGTTCAATCTGGATCAACTTTTACTAGCAGTACTGCATTATTGTGTGATTCTAATAGGCCTGCAATAGGAAGTTCTGGAACAACTTTAGGTGGAAGTCCATTAAATGGTTACATAGACGATTTAAGAATAACAAAAGGTTATGCACGTTATACGACTAACTTTACACCTCCAACCGCAGCATTTAAAATCAAGTAAAGATAAATAGTACATGGCACTAACAAAATTACAACCAGCAAACTTAGATGCAGCTAATGACTTCTCATCATTGGTCACCTCAGTATTCGCAATTGCAAATTCGGCATACGTACAAGCAAACACCGCAACGAATGATGCTGCAACCGCAGCCAGCAATTATTTACCAACCGGAGACTATGGTTCCGTTTTACCGGCCACGGGTACTTTAGATGAAGAATCCGTTGTCGTATATGATTTAAAGACTGAACCTACATCACCAGCAAATTTCTTCCTAGTAGTGGATCTTGGTCCACTCTAAACATAAATAGAATATAAAAAAAGGACTTTTAAATGCCAACACAGATACAATTAAGAAGAGGTAGTACTGTACAAACGTCTACGTTTACTGGCGCAGCTGGTGAGATTACGGTAGATACCGATAAGAAAGTCGTTGTTGTACACGATGGTGCTTCTGCTGGTGGTATTCCTCTTGCACGTGCTAATCACACTCAATCGGCATTTGATGCTGCTAATGCTACATCAACTGGTGCAACATCTGCTGGTTCTTATGCTAACTCTGCATACTCAACTGCGAATACAGCGGCGACAAATGCAACTACGGCCGACCAACGTGCTGTAACATCTGGTGCCTATGCCAATGCAGCCTTTGCTGCAGCTAATGCCAAGTTCTCTGCGTCTGGTGGTACTATTTCTGGTGACGTTGTTATCACTGGTAATCTGAGTGTATCTGGTAACGTATTCCAAGTTGATGCTACGAATCTAAGTGTTGAAGATAATATGATTTATCTTAACGCAAATAATACTGTTGCTAATCCAGACCTTGGCTTTGCAGGTAATTATAATGATGGTGCTTATCACCACACAGGTATGTTCCGTGATGCAACTGATGGTACTTGGAAGTTTTTTTATAACTACGATCCAGAACCAGACGCATCACCATACATTGACACAGGTCATGCCACATTTAGAATTGCTAACCTAACAGCCAACTTGATTACTGATGTAGCAACTATCCGTGGTTACGATCCAATCAATCACACAAACGTTGCGTACACTCATGCTAATGCTGCATATAACGCAGCTAATAATTCTACTGATACTTGGGTTCGTTCTGCTGCCAACTCAGCATCGTCTTACGCCAATGGTGCTTTTGGTGTTGCTAATACTGCTACAACAAATGCAGCAACAGCCGATCAACGTGCAGTAACGGCCGGTGAATATGCCAATGCTGCATATGGTGTTGCTAACTCTGCAAGTTCATACGCTAATGGTGCTTTCACACAGGCAAACTCTGCCTTCAATAACGGCACTTCTGCGTCATCTTATGCGAACGGTGCTTTCCAAGCTGCCAATGCAGCCAGTTCATATGCCAACTCTGCATATGCCAAGGCTAACACAGGAGGTGGTGGTTCTGGACTATTCAACTCTGCAATTAACGTAGCAACTGGTTACGCAATTACAAGTTCTTTGGCAAACGCTGTAGTGTTCTCTGCCAATGCAACAATTCATTCTATCTACGTAACAAACATTGGTACAGACGTTAATGCCGCCGTGACTGTTACTGCTGACTTTACGCCAACAGGTTCTTCTGCAAACGTTTCGATGTTCAGAAATATTCCAATTCCATCTCGTTCTTCTGTAGAGATGTTGAAGAAACCACAAGTTGTTAAGGCAAATGACATTATCAAAATGCAATCGTTTGTCAATGGTACTGCTGCTTCGTCTAATGCACACGTAACTATTGTATATGAAACCACTGCATTGTCTTCGTTTGATAGAGCAGCTTCATTGGCTGGTACAGGTTACTCCGCACTTTATGCTGCAACAGGTAGTCCAGCAGTTATTGAAAGTATCAAAATTGTCAACCAAGATACTGCATTTGGCAACCACGCAATCAGTATTATCTGGACAAACTCAGGCAATACGATACAAGGTTACATTGCCAAAGACATTATTTTACCTGCGAACTCCACAATCGAATTGTGTGAGGCACCAAAATATCTGTATGCTGGTGATGAGTTGGATTTCTATTCATCATACGCCAACGTAGTGTCGGTGTTCGTATCAGCTAAACGTACAGCATAAGAGAATCATTATGGCAATTAGTGGAATATTATCATCGCAAAACCATTACAATCAGAGAGCTAGTGGGTTGTGGCCGACCAGTTTTACTGTAGCAATTACTGGAGTCCAAAGAGCTATTTTTGGGTATGGTAGAACCACTAGCCAATTATCAATGACTAACCTAGTATCAAATGCAGGTGTGGTTGCTACTGACGTTACAGGTGTTGGTACTGCTAGAACCAATCTTGCAGCCGCAGGTTATGGTACTGATAAAGCTATATTTGGATTTGGAGAAACTACTGGTGGAACAACTTATGGAATGACTAACTTAGTATCTAATACAGGTGTAGTTGCTACTGATACTACAGCGGTCGGCCGATCTAGGATGGGTCCGGCGGCCGCCACTTATGGTACTGATAAAGCTATTTTTGGATATGGATACGATCTGTTTAATAGTATGACAAATATAACTAACTTAGTATCAAACACCGGAGTAGTAGCCACAAATACTGCTGGTGTTGGTACTGCTAGAACCTATCTTGCAGCCGCAGGTTATGGTACTGATAAAGCTATATTTGGTTATGGTTATGGGTCAAGTGTTACCGCAATAACCAACTTAGTATCAAACACAGGTGTTGTTGCATCAGATACTGCAGGTGTCGGTTTTGTTAGAAATGGATTAGCAGCCGCAACTTATGGAACAGATAAAGCTATATTTGGATATGGTATAAATAGTACTCCTCGATCAATGACTAACCTAGTATCAAACACAGGTGTTGTTGCTACTGACGTTACGGGTGTTGGTACTGCTAGGGGTGATTTAGGAGCCGCCGGTTACGGTAGCGATAAAGTTATTTTTGGTTATGGCACCGTGAGTTCAACAAGACAATCATTAACCAACCTAGTATCAAACACAGGTGTTGTTGCTACTGATACTGCTGGTGTAGGTACTGCTAGAAGTGGATTAGCAGCTGCGTCATTCTCACTAACATAAATATTATTTTTACAACTTCCTTACTATAAATTATGGCATCAAATTTAAATTCTGAATTCAACTATCGTTATCAAGTTATTGGTAGCACACCTTGGGAAAAAATTAAAACTCTACAAGGCTTCTTGGTCGGTAGAAAACGTGCAGCAGTGCTTGAAGAAGTTTCTGCACTTAAACATCAGGCAAAAATAGAAGAGTTGAAACATTTGAAAACAGTTCCTGCATTGCCGCATATTATTCTAAATCTTCAAGCTGAAATTATTGAAGCAGAATCATTTCTTGACGACCAGAAACACGCATTTGAATTGAATCGTAAAGAGATTAAGATACTAGAAAAGTTAATGACAGAACTTTATATTGAAGTCGAACCAACAAGACTTAAACATCCTGATGGCACGCCTTATACTGATGATGAGATGTTTGAAGAGAATGCTAATTATGAATTTACGGTAACTATTGGTCGTGAGATTCAAGCAGAAATTATTGCCAATGGTAGACCAAGTCCAGCAAAATTATTAAATGCCATGAGTAATCCACAAACATTAGAGTCACTTAAAACAATTGGTCTAGTTCCAAACGAAACTTTCTTGTTGACACAAAAAGATGTAGTTGGATTAATCGGTAACGACACAACAGAGTAAAACAAATGAGTCTTTTAAACGATATTTTTTCATTACGTAGGATGAATGACCTACGAGCAGATGGTTTGTGGCCGACTATTGTAACTATTCCAATATCACCATATTGGACAACTTTAATTGGTACAGATAGTAATACTGAAGCAAGAGATATTAAAACTGACAGTTCTGGAAATGTTTATGTAGTTTCTCCCTATACTTCAGGAGGATATGGAGCCATATATCTAGCTAAATTTGATTCAGCAGGAACATTGTTATGGCAAAAAGGATATGGTGAAACAGGAAAACTAACAGACCCATTGGGTTTAGATGTTGATAGTTCTGGTAATGTGTATATTTGTGGTGCTTTGGAACGTAATTCTGCTACAAATAATAAAGAATTGTTTTTATTAAAAGTTAATTCTGCCGGAACAATTCAATGGCAAAAATCAAACAATTTTTCCTCCAGGTTTAACGAAGGAACTTCTGTTGTAGTTTCTGGATCAAATGTTACTGTTTTTGGATATTCTCGCTTGCCTGCCTACACTCTGACACTGCAACAATGGAATACAACCACTGGTACGATGCAGTGGAAAAAAATGTATTCTGGTGCTGCATCATCGCTCACTTATAGTAAATCAATTTCAGCTGATTCTTCGGGAAATTTATATGTTTGTGGTGCTTCCGATACAGGTGGTTCACCTGGTTCAGGTGTAACAGATATTATACTGATGAAGTTTAATTCAGGTGGTGTTATACAATGGCAAAGAAGATTAGTTGGCGCAACAGGTTTTGGCTGGGCTGTTACAGTGGACGAATCTTCAAATGTTTATATTAATGCACAAAATAATCAAAGTGGTAGTATTGATGCATTAATAGCTAAATACAATTCATCTGGTACTTTACAGTGGCAAAAAAGATTATACAGTGCATCATCTTCGGAATTCGGCCGTGATATTTCTTTAGATAGTTCGGGTAATTTATATGCGACTGTTCAATTTGGCGTTAATAATACCATATTTAAATGCGATTCATCTGGTGCTTTACAGTGGCAAAAAAAGTTAGCAACAAACAATCCTTATGGTGACGACGCACCTCGCATTTCTATTTTTGGTTCTTTTGTGTATCAATCTTGTACTCCATATACACCAACCGGAAGTGCAAGAAATGTACTGATAACAAAAGTACCAACTGATGGTTCAATAAATGGAACATATAATATTACTAGCGTAGCATCATTAACTTTAACTTATGAAACTAGCACATTATTATCAATTTCAGATACAAGTTTAACAAATACAACAGTATCTTTTACAGAAGAAAATTCATCTTTAACAGAAACTACTCCATCAATAACTGCTTTGACACCCAGCTTTACGCCCGCTTTGATATCCATTTCATAAATTAACAAAGGTAAAAAATGCTAGATTTAGAAAACATGCCTGATCCAACAGCAGAAGAAATTGCCCAATCAAGAGAAAACGCATTTAATGCAGAACGTCCATCATCATGGATTTGGAATGAAGAGGCAGTATCATATGTTGCCCCTGTTGCTATGCCAACTGATGGTTATCCATACTTGTGGGATGAAGCCACAACTAATTGGGTACCATTTCCAGATTATCCTAGAGAATAATTATAACAACTAAAAGAGTAAAGAATGCCAGATACAAATATTACAGGCCCACTTTGGGGCTACGAACACCGAAGCAGAAGACTTGGTGGTTTATGGCCAACTAGTGTTTATGTATTAACATTAACTCCAACTCAGAGTGCTATTTTTGCATATGGTCAAGATGGTAGTGGCACTACTTTATCAATAAAAAACTTAGTGTCAAATACAGGTGTAGTTGCTGGTGATACTGGAACCGCAGGCACTGCAAGACTTGGAATAGCAGCTGCCTCTTATGGTACAGATAAAGCTATATTTGGATATGGAGCTACCAATTTTAGCACTTTTGTATCAATAACTAACAGAGTATCAAACACTGGAGTTGTTGGTACTGATGTTACCGGTGTTGGTACTGCTAGGCGTTCTTTGGCAGCTGCCTCTTATGGTACAGATAAAGCTATATTTGGATATGGTACTACATCAGGATACGGCGGTGGTGGACAAAAATCATTAACAAACTTAGTATCAAACACTGGAGTTGTTGCAACTGATACTGCAGGTGTAGGTACTGTTAGATATATGCTTGCAGCTACTGGTTACGGAACAGATAAGGCTATATTTGGATACGGGTCAAACACTAGTGAAGAACCTGTATCAATGACCAATAAAGTATCAAATACTGGTGTGGTAGCTACTGATACAACTGGTGTTGGTACTGCTAGGTTTGGTCCATTTGCCGCAACTTATGGTAGTTCGGGTCAAGCTATTTTTGGTTATGGCAGCACCGGATCTAATGTATCAATGATCAATTTGATATCAAATACTGGTGTGGTAGCTACTGATACAACTGGTGTTGGTACTGCTAGATGGGGAGGAGGAGCTGCAGGTTATGGTGGCGACAAAGCTATTTTTGCATATGGAAGTGGTACATCTGTGAGCAACTTAGTATCAAACACTGGAGTTGTTGCTACCGATTCAGCATCTGTTGGAACTGGTAGAACGTACACTGCCGGTGCTGGTTATTCATTATCATAAATTAACAAAGGTAAAAAATGCTAGAATTAGAATTATCCAAGAGGTTAAATTTTAACGTATAAATAGACCTTACTATCAGAGATATAAAAAAATGGCTGCACCATCAACAAGAACCGAATTTAAAGATTATTGTCTTCGTAGACTAGGGTTTCCCGTTATTCAAATTAACGTGGATGATGACCAAGTTGACGACCGAATTGATGATGCACTTCAGTTTTTTCACGACTATCATTTCGATGGTGTTGAAAAGATTTACATGAAGCACAGAATTACACAAGATGATATTGACCGCAAATTCATTTACTGTCCTGATCCAGTTATCTTTGTAACTAAAATATTTCCGTTTGATGATTCTAATTCATCAATCAATATGTTTGACCTTCGTTACCAGTTGCGCCTACATGATTTGTATGACTTCACATCGGTATCTTATGTGTCATATGAAATCACAATGCAACATATCACAACACTAAACATGTTGTTCTCTGGTTACCCACAACACCGATTCAATCGCCATCAAAACAAAATCTTCTTAGATATTGATTGGTCACGTGATGCAACTTTAGGTGAATATGTGGTTATTGAATGTTATCGTAAGTTAGTGCCAGATACTATAACGTTAACTGGTACAGTAACGGCAACAAACACATCAAACCTAATCACAGGTACTGGTACAACATTTGACCAACAAATTATTGAAGGTGATATCATTACAATTGATGGACAAGATGCACAAGTTAATCGTATCATTTCACCAACACAAGCATATTTAACCACAAACTTAGCAACAAGTGTAACCACTGCAACAGCCACAAAGACTGGTGTATCTGATGTTTGGGATGATAGATTTTTAAAACAGTATGCCACGGCTTTGATTAAATACCAGTGGGGTACTAACTTGTCAAAATTTGCTGGTGTTCAGATGCCAGGTGGAGTTACGTTAGATGGTCCTCGAATTATGCAAGAAGCACAAGTTGAAATTGATAAGATTGAAACTGAGATGCAAGCCTACAACGTACTACCTCCAGAAATTTTGACTGGTTGATGAATGCCTACAAATTTTTACTTTCAGCCATTCCCAACAGGAATTACCCAAGAACAACTACTAGTTGAAGACTTGGTGATTGAGGCCATGCAACAATATGGCATGGACGTGTTTTATCTACCACGATCTAGTGCAGACCCCAATGGTGCAGACCCTTTGTATGGTGAAGACCCACTAAAACAATATACAGTTGCATTTCCAATTGAAGTCTACTTGGAAAATGTTACAGGCATGGATGGTGAACAAGACTTTATTTCTAAGTTTGGTCTTGAGATTCGAGATGAAATAACACTACTGATTTCTCGCCGTAGATTTAAATATGCCTCTGGTGCCACAAACTATAGTATACCTAGACTTGGTGACTTAGTTATTAACACTGGACCAAACCGCCCAATGGAAGGTGATTTAATTTACATTCCATTGATGCAAAACTTTTTTGAAATAACCTTTGTTGAACATGAAAATGACCAAGCAATGTTCTACACATTAGGTCGTGGACGTGGTGGCAATGTTTATGTTTATGCATTGAAACTGAAACAGTTCGTATTATCTGATGAGTTGATTCAAACTGGTCGCACAGAGATAGACGAACAAGCATTTGATTCATACAAGAGAACACGTTTAGATGTACCTGTCAATGGCACAGGCAAATTTACAGTTGGTGAGTTTGTTTATCAAGGTTCATCATTGGCAACTGCAAACGCCAAAGCTACCGTACACACAACGGTTCCTGGTCGACACTTAGATGTTGTTAATGTCAAAGGTCAGTTTACAGTTGGTGTAACTATTATTGGTGCAACTAGTGGTGCAACATGGGCATTAGAAACTGCAGCAGACGATATGCCAACAGACAGTGTGTTTGAAGATGTTGCCGATAATAATATTATTCAAGATGAAGCTGGCGACATACTCGACTTCACAGAACAT